GTCCAGTCGTGAGCATGACAGACTTGATCCCGTCAGCCGCGAAGGCCGCCGAAAAGTCGAGGAGCTGCCAATAAGTCCCGATCGATCCGATCTCGCTGTCAGAGCTGGCCCAGATCGAGCCAGCTTGCGAAGCCAGGCGGTAGGCCGCGGAGAAGGCGTCCCCGTTCACGCTGGCCACCACGAGGGTATTCTCTGCCAGGCGGCTGATCTTTTGGACGCACCGCTCCAGGCCTGCGACCATACCGCCGGGACTGTCCATCTTCAGAACCACCGCCCGCGGAGGAGCCAGCAGCAGCTGATCGAGACCCTCCTCGATTGCCGCGTAGTTGCTGACATAAGGCGATGTCTTGCCCTTCACGAGCGGGCCGCCGATCGTGAGGATTGCGATCCCGTCCTCTGTGTAGTCGAGCGGGGCCGCTGTGTCGAAGCCCAGCATCTCGGACCACATATCGTAGAAGTAATCGTCGATCTTATCTGGGCTCATGCCGTCAGCGCGTACGCCTGACCGGGCCGCCGCCTTTAGAGCGTAGCCCTGAAGCCACCGGGGATCGATCTGCCACAGCCTCGAAGTTGCGCTCACTGCTGACCCTCCAGCCGGATCATCGCTCCGGCGTTTGTAACCTGCTGGAAGCCCATGGCCGCCAGCTCTTCCTTTTCCCTCATAATCTCAGCCACGTTCTCAAGGTAATCCCCGAGGCCGCGTTCGTCGCAGATGTCCTGCATGGACTGAAGCCCAGCCGCGACTGACCGCAGCGCGACGTCCAGCTCTTCCTGCGGTCTCCACCACGCCACGCCACGCGGCACCCATCGCCACTTGAGATCGGTGATCAGTTGGCCTGCTGGCAGAACCAGCTCGCCCGTCCCGCCGAACTCGACCGGCAGCGTCCACTGAAGCAGCTTCCAACTGGTGAATCGCTTATGAAGCCGCTCCTGTGTTTTCCGGCGAGCGTGACAAGCTCGCTCAAACAAAAGCCAGCTGGCCCGCGATCCGAAGAAATTCGTGTAATCCTCAAAGAAAAAAGTCGTCGGCAGATCAAGGACTTTAAGCGCAACCTGAATGCAGAGCTTGAGGAAATCCTGTGTGTTCGTCGCGGGATTGCCGCTTTGGATTGCTTCGACAGATTCGCCCTGATCGAGATCAAACACAGCCGGCCCTTGGCCAAAGTCAACCACGCGAGCCGCCTGATCCTGTGAGCCTTCGGCGTCGGAGTCCTGATCGAATGCCTCAGCATCGTCCTTGCGTGAAAAGGCGATGCCAAACAACTGATCGAGCTTGACCTTTGCCCGCATGTGATCGAAAGTCTCATCGACGTCCCGAAACTCATTCAGAGCCGCAACGATTGGGGACTGGGGCCGAATCTGATTGGGCCGGGCTTCGAATTGGCAGTGCTGCCAAACCTGCGACTGCCGAACCGTCCGGGCTGACCGAACACCCGTAAGAGGATCTTCCTCGTTGAAAGCCCAAGCGACTATCCGCCCGTTCCGCAGCTTGGCCCCGTTCAGCCACTGGCCGGCGTCAGTCCGGGCGTCCGTTGGATTTTGACACCACGCCCCCTCGACCAGCTGAAGTGTCCAGTCGTTCTGCTTGATAAAAAAGCAGTCGCCCGTCAGTAGCTTCTGAGCCTCCGCCACGCGGCGAAAGTCGTCCCAGTCCATCCGGCCAAACACATCTACCCGCTCGGGCTCACAGTCGCGAGCCATTAGAGACTTAAGCGCGGCGTCCAGCCCTTTGTCGCCCGTGCGTGGCTGAAAGTCCCACAAACAGCAGTAGTCCAGCGTCCGGCGAATCGCCCAGCCGAGCAGCCCCATATTGCGATGGACGTCGAGAGCGTTGGCTGCGAGAGCCTCGCGGCGTCGATCTGTGAGGAGTCTGTCCTCCAGCCTGATCCGCTGGCTCGCGGATCGCCGGCGGTTGCCGGGATTTAAGGCTTGATAGGTGGAGTCGGATGTCTGCGGGAGCGTCTGCGCCATGGCTCAGCGTCTCCCCATTTGCATATTCAACACCCGAGGCCGCTGCCGGCGTGTCCCGGCTTCCTGCTCCAGCCGCAGCAGTTCGCGGCGAACAGACTCCAGATCAAAGGACGTGCTGGCCCCGTCTCTGCTGTCGGATGTTACTCCTGACTCTAGCAGCTCGCGGAGGCGTGCGATCTTTTGCGTCGTTGTTTCGGTAGTCATGCCGGGAGTGTGCGAGCTTCCGGCGCAGTCGTCTAGATATTAAATAGGGAATCCCTATTTCACCGGGCAGTAAATCCACGTCCGATCGATTCGCGACTGCCCGCAACTGATACACTTAGTAGGCCGCAGCTCGACCGCCGTATAAGGCCGACCCTGCGGATCTCGCCCTTCGCCGTGGATTGTTTCGACGTTGCGATAGTCAAGCCGCTCCGTCGATCCGCAGCGAGCGCACCGGCTGACGGGAGCGTCTACAAGATCGCGCTCAAAACTGGATGAGCCCCTTGGTCTGCCTGCCTTCACGTTCTGACCTCCGTTTTTCGTCGTGGTTTCTTCTTCCGCCGCTTCTCGCCAGCCTCGGCCACCTCGGGAATGTTACACCCGAGGACACTGGCCAACACCAGACAGCCTACCGTCGAGTCCAGCCAGTGATTCTCTTGGCCGACCCGGAGCTTCCATTCCATGACCGTGCGACCTCTGCCCTCGGTCTGCGTTGCGTACTCGCTGACCAAGTGTTCCGAGTACATCCTGTGAAGTCCGTCATACAGCGTCACCGCTCCGGGATGGCCGATTCTGATCGCCATCTGATCCGCCAAACTGGTCTTCCAAAAATTCACGTCGCTGAGAATTGTCCGAACGTCCGCCGCCGCCTTCCGGCGTTGCAGAACCCAGCCAAGGCCGACCCGTGAGCCCGGATCATATTTCCGTTCTTGGATTGGCTTGTCCGCCGCTCGGAAGCTCTGGCCCAGATATCCGATCAGCAACTTCGCGTGAGGGCTCCGGGCCAGAGCCTGCTTGACCAAATCCGTTTTCCACCTAGCATCGTAAGCCACTAGCTCCGGCGTCAGATGATCTCCGGTTTCCGTCCGCCAGCTGGTTGTGAAGAGCCAGTCCGCGAAGTCGGTGATTGCCAAAGACAGGGCCGCCAGCTCACCGGCTCCGGGATACCGCGAGACGATCTTCCGGCGAGCTTCGCGAAGCGCGAAGTAGGGCTCATCCTGCTCCGGAAAAGTCCCGTACCGCATGACGTGAAGACTACCGTCCTCCTTTGCCGCCGCGACCGTGTAATAGAGCAGCGTCTGCTGGACGTCCACCATCGCCACCAGTCGATGAAATCCGGCGGGAGCCACGCCACGCGGAAGCCTGATCCGGCGAGTCTCCGCAATGTCCTGAGACGTAAGCCACGTCCGAGCCTCGTTGTCGTCCTTTTGAGGCTCGTTTTGCAGCTCGCTAAAGAATCCACTCCGGCTTCGGTAATACCACTCCATCGCGTGCTGGAGGGCTGAGATTTCACCGCGATCCGCAGCGAACCGAGCCGGCCACGCCACCTCAGAGCCGGCGTCCATTTCGGCCTTGTGGCGGGAGTAAAATCCCGAGGCGTCCCGAATGTCGCCATGCTGCCGGAGGGACTGCGCTCTAATGTCGGCGTACTGTGCCCAAAGCTTCATTGCGTCATCATTCGGCATTTGCCGCACAAACTGCCGGCGGATTCCACACCAGTCCGGATGCAGCTCGGGATTCAGAAGCCGATCCGCCGCGTCGTCCGCCCGAATCACAGTACACGTCACCAGTGCGCAAAATGGCGAGTCCGGGCCAGCCATCCCGACCAGATCGTTCTGGATCACTTCGGTCCTTGAGTGGCACTGAAGCGGACTCATGGCCGACTCCCTTGTCTGGAAGTCGTCGCAAAGCAGCATCGAGGGCCGGATCACTCGCCCGTCCGGAAGCGTATGCAAAGCCCCGCGGACAGCCTCCATCAGACCAGCTGCAGAGACGATGGCCCCGGTCCCGGGGAAGCCGTCAAGCGTAGCAAAAACCACCGTCTTTGTGCTGGCTTGTATGTTTGTGTTGGCCCCTCGGAATAGCTGGCCCTTGGCTCTATTGGCCACGCCCTCCAGTCGTCTAAATGGGTAGCAGACTTCTGGCCAGAGATCCATTAGCGTCTGATTGTGGGAGACCTCGGTCACGATGTCTCGGAGCAGCTTCTCCGCCTTGCCGGCGTTGGCCGCCGCGATCATGCTGAAGGGGTGTTTGCGGATGCAGATCGCCCAGATCATCGCCCGCATGACGATCGTAGACTTCCCGGTCCCGCGTGGCATCCCGATTGCGCGGAAGCCACCGCTGAGGATTACCCGCTGAAGCTCTGCGATCAGGACCAAGTGATCCTCACACCAGCCGAGCCTGAAGGCCATCGGGAAGCAGATCTCCAAGAACTGCCGGAGGCTCGCTTCGCACTGCTGCCGCAGCTCGGGCTCGACCACTGCAGGAAGCTCGCCGATGTCGCGACCGCTGGCCGAGGCTTCGCGGGAGCGGGCCGCCATGGCCGCCTTCGTTTTGGCGTAACGCTCCGCGGCGTCCAGCTTGGTCTTGCCTTGCTTTGTCACGGTAATCACTTTGCAAGCCTCAAAACAAAACGCCCTGCTTGAGTCGCTCCAACGTGTCCGCCAGATACTCCGCGTTCATCTCAATGCCAATGCTCCGGCAATGTTCATCCCGTGCCGCTTCGATCGTTGTTCCAGATCCGCTGAATGGATCAAGCACAACACCACCCACCGGACAAACCAATCGGACCAGATACCGCATCAGATCCAGCGGCTTGACTGTCGGGTGTTTGCTGCCTCGGCGTTCGCTGGCGTCGGCTTTGGCCGTGTAAAAGAAACGGGCTGCGGAGCCTCCATCCGCGTCCGTCTCCGGAAACAGCCGCACCACTTCCTCGCTGCCGTCGTGGATGACGTTTGCGGGCCATCGGCCTGTAACGGGCCTTGCCTCCCCCGGCTTGCTCAGTCCGCAGTTGGTTGCGTCCCATGTGTTCCCACCAGCAGCACCGCCGGACCATCCGACCACTTCCGTCCCCACCCTGCACCCATCCACGTTGATGCCGCCGGTGCCGTACTGCAGCACGTTTTCCGCCACTGTACCGGCCAGCGGTTTGCGTGCCATTGTGACCGGTTCCACCGCCGGCTTGAGAGCAGTGCCCCAGCCCGCCCACTGCTTCGCGGCTTCGGTTGCGGGGGCTGTAATGTCAAACGTGTGACTAACGGATTTGTCTAACCCTTGCGCTGACGTCGCGCATGCTATTCGCTGCTTTGTGGTATCCACTCCGACCCGCTGCCCCACCACCTCCCGCTCGGCTTCGTCGTTGAACAGCTCGTCGAACTGGTGTCCAAGGCCAACCGTGTCTCGGATGATGCGGTAATCGCGCAACACCGGCACGGCTGGTTGGCTTCCCGCCGTCAGGTAGTGCGACAGCATAAAGTTTCCAAGCGCATCCTGCAACTGCTGGCGGCTCATCCCGTTGCGCTGCATCGCTGCCTTGACCGCATCGCGAAACTCGGTGAACGCCGCAACGTTGCCGCCGCGCTTATCAATCGCCTTGCTGACGTCCAAACTTTTTGGAAACCCACTGCCGTAAACCCACATAATCAAATCCCGGATTTCAAACCCCGCATCCTCGATCCGCACCGCCATGCGATGCTGTGTCCGCGTGCCCGCAAACGCCAGCAAATGACCTCCGGGTTTTAGGACTCGCAGCACCTGCTGCCAGATCTCAACGCTCGGGACATCGTAGTCCCACCGCTTGCCCATGAACGCCAGACCATACGGCGGGTCAGTGACAACAGCGTCCACTGAATCCGCCGGCAGATCCGCCAGCACCTGCAGGCAGTCGCCGTGGTACAGTGTGACCCGTTCGTCCTGGTGGTATGGTTCAACCATCGCCGCTCAGCCCCTCGGAGCCGGGGCCGCCGCCCGCCGCGCGATCTCCGCCTTCAGCGTTGCTGGAGCGAGCGGACCGGTCCAGCGAGCCACCGGCCAGCGATCAGACTTCCGACACAGCCAAAAGCTTGGGATGGATTGCACGCCTGGCAGCGTCTGGTTTCGCCCGTCCGGGCCGCGGACCACTCGGGCTCGCCAATACTCCGGACTTGTGTCCATGTCGGTCTCCGTCACGCTTACAAAATCTTTTATCGCCGGGAGCGTCGTGGACTTGTACTTCTGGCAAGGACCACACCAGCTCGCTGTAAACATCACAAGATAAAACTCCGACTCCGGCTCGGCTGCTGCTGCTGGCTCTGGCTGCTCTGTCGTTTTGATTGGCGTCCCCTGCTCTTGCTGTGGCTTCGCCGCCTTGCGGATTTCGATCACCTTGAACTTCCACAAGTCATCGGCAAGCATGGCCGCCGCCATAAGCACTACAAGCGTCCGGATCATTATGATAGGCTCCCAGCAGAACAGCAGACCGCATCGTCAAAGAGTGCCTTCGTCCCGTGCAGCTCGCCAAGGCCGTTCTCGCCCCAGTCCGGTCCCCAGCTGTTCGCAATGTGCCAACCGATTTCACCGTTACGAATCGAGACTCCGACGATCGTGATTTGATGGCCCCACCAGTTAAACCCGGCTGAGATTGCGTAGCCCATAAGGACAATCGTTGCCGCCTGCAGCTTGTTCCTCGGTGTGATTTCGATCCATTCGCGGCACCTGTAGTTCAAGGCTCGCAGCCTGTTCGCTTCTGAGTCATGTCTGCGATCGATCGAAGCGTTTGGCCAAAAGTCTTCAGGAACACAGCCCTTTGCAGCAAGATACTTGAGCGCGTCTTGGCCCCAGCCGCCTTGGTTGCGAAAGTTCTTAATCGGGGCCGCCACGCTAGCCGCGGACAGCCGCGGAATCTTCTGGTTTTGCCGCAGCATTGCCAGTTCCAAAGCGTACACAGTTGCATACGCCCAGCAGTAATTTGTGCGCTGTTGATTCTTCACTGGCCACTGATAATATCGCATCGAATCCAAGGGCCGCGTTTTGAATTTCTCCGCCTCCTTTGCCATGTCAATTATTTCGTCCTTTGTCAGCACCCGCAAAGCTCGCGGAAATGGCTCAGCGTAACCAGCGTAGGCGTAACCCCCTTGGTTAGGCCGCAAGCTTAAATCTAGTCCGCAGCGTTCATCTGTCTCTATTGTCGTGTCGTCGTCGATAATCACTTTCGCCGCCTCCAGATGACCACTGCGTAAACTCTTACGGCACCCCAAAGACACATGCGCCGCCACCGGGAAAGGCCAGCTTCCTCTAGCAGCTTAAAAAAGACCGCATCTGCAAACATTCGATCGCCTGCCGTCTCGGAATGCTCACACAGCCAATCGTGAAACAACGACGCAAACCGAAGATCGCCCTCTAATGGATGGCCAATGACTGACCACGCCCATTGCGGAATTGAAGCTCCGTCCCAGCTGTAGCCCTCGGGAGCCGTGAAAACTATTGGCACGCCTGCAATCTGGTGGCCAATGCAAGCATCAGACAGGAAGGTGAGACGATCTCCGTCTAAACACACCGGAAGTGAATCTTGCGATTTTACCTGCCGGCTTCCGTCTTTCATGGCTGTCCCTTTAATGTTTTCAGCGCGTCGAGCAGCTGCTCCGCGTCCTTAATTTCCACGATCGTAACCTCAGAGCCACACGCCACCACCGCTTGAGGGCCGTCCGGCAGCTTTGGTCGGATTTCTTTCCAGAGCTTCGCAAAGACTGGCGGAGCGTCGTCCGCGTCGGTCTCCATCAATGTCCTGTCGTACCGTCGCCACTCAGCCCTACTGTTGGACTGCACGCAATTTGCGTCAAGCCACTGCACTACCGGAACCGCCGCGGCCGCCGCCTGAGCTGTAGCCGAATCCGACTGATCCGTCAGCAACAAGACTCGGAATTCAGAAGGCTTTGGCCCCGGCGGAACCGGCTCGGGAGGAACCGGCTCCGGAGGAACCGGGACCAACGGCAAAGGCGGAGCTGGCCCCACGCTCAGCTCTAACCTTTGCCGTTGGATTTGCTGGGGATCTGTGAGTCCGATCGGAATAGCGATCAGCTCGACGGTCCCTGTTTTTTTTGGCGTGATTTCGTACAGCCACGGATGATCAAATCGCCGCCGCTCTATTTTGCCGCCGCCGCCTGCAAACTTGCCGCGGATCGTCGTGCTAGTCCCGCTCGGCTGCTCCACCTCGACAATCTCGACAGCCCCGTCCGGCACTGAGATTAGAGCGATCCGTGAGGGCACAGCGACAACCATGAGTTCATCCGCCCCGATCGAGTCGATCGTTTTCGGGGCTGGTGGCTCTGACGCAATAGCCGGCACTGGCTGGACAGGAAACACCAAAGCCGGCTCATCAACCGCAATGCAAAGCAGCAGCGAGAGCAGCATCAGCTGAAATCCTCTCCGTCAAAGTCGCTGGCCTGAGCCTCACGGCCAGCTGCTGCCACGTCCTCTTGATCTGCGTTTAGGCATTCATCGATGGCAGCTTGCGCCGCTTCTTCGGCTTGAGCGTCGCTCATTCTTTGACCATCTCGGCGAGCCTGTTTGCGCATGTTCATCTTCGTTCGGCGCAAAAGGCGTGCTGGATTCCGCGCGTTTAGCTGCCGCACTCGCGACTGTACTTCTGCTGGACCAACGTCATCGTTCTCAAATAGGCACGACAACAGCTGCTGCAGAACGGGCATTAGCAAAACGACCCATTCGACAAACCCCCTTTCGGGAGTCTCTAGCCGCTTGGCAATTGCCTCGGAAGCCTTTTCAATCTTGCTCGACATGCGCGAT